TTAAACCTTGTCAAAAGTGTGGAGTTCATAAACCAATTGGATCTGAGTACTACAAGAGACCTGACGGCATCATGCCTTGGTGTCGTTCATGCTGTATTGCCAAGGCTACTAAAAATAAAAGGCTTCGCAAAAAGCGCAAACTTTCATAGTACCGTTAAGCCAATCAAACTCATGGAATATCTTTGTAAACTTATCACACCTCCTAGGGGCGTTATTTTGGATCCATTTATGGGCTCAGGCACGACTGGCATCGCAGCGAAGAATCTAGGCTTTGATTTTATAGGCATTGAGTTAAACCAAGAATATTTTGAAATAGCTAAACGACGTATTGAAACTTCTGAGCCTTTGATTTGTGAAGACAGAGATGAGGATCAAGTGGAATTGGCTTTATGAGAGATTCAACAGCTGTCATATTAGGTGCTAAAAAGAAGATTCAATCTCAATATGATAACTTTGATCTATCTAAAATATGTTTTCCCGAGCAATTGAGTTTCATTAAAGATCCAAATCCTTGGGTTATCGCTGACTGTAGCCGAAGAAGTGGTAAGACCGAAGGATGTGTATATGACCTTCTTGATACGGCGATTAGGAACGAAGGTATTAATTGTTTATATATCACGCTCACAAGAGCAAACGCTGAGAGAATTATATGGGCCAAGCTTTTACATGCTAACGAGCACTATAAATTACAAGGAATACCAAACTATTCTAAACTAAGCCTTACGTTTCCAAATGGGTCAGTCATTTACTTATCAGGATGTAATGATAAATCAGAATTAGATAAGTTTAGAGGTCTTGCTTTAAAGCTTGTTTATATCGATGAGGTTCAATCTTTCAAATCTTTCATTAAAGAACTAGTAGACGAGGTTCTAGCGCCGGCATTGGCCGATTACGCAGGTAAAATGAAGTTTATAGGAACTCCTGGACCGATTGCTTCTGGATTCTTTCACAAGCTTTTATCAAACCAAGAATTCTCAAGGCATCATTGGACCTTCTGGGACAATCCTTATTTGCCAGCTTTAAAAGAAGGTATTACTCATGCACAAGTTTTAGATAGAGAATTAAAACGAAGAGGAGTTTCAATTGATCACCCAAGCATTAGACGTGAATGGTTCGGCGAATGGGTTACTGATACAGAGAGCCTTGTGTTTAACTATGGTGATCATAATGATTTCGTTAATGAGCCGCAACTTACGGATTACGTTATTGGGCTTGATTTTGGTACTGATGATGCTGATGCGATATCTGTATTAGGATGGCATAAGAACTTTAAAGAGGTTTATTTAGTAGAAGAATACGTTCAAAACGGCTTAAGCGTTTCAGAGATCGTAGCTGAAGTTGAAAAGAGATATAAAAAGTATAACCCATTAAAGATTGTGGCTGATACGGGAGCTAATGGCAAAAAGATCGCACTTGAAATATCTAAGCGCCTTGGGGTTCCTGTGTCGGCTGCAGACAAGCAACGTAAAGTTGAACACATCACTTGGCTTAACGATGCAATGCGGACTCGAAAGTTCTTTGCTCGAGCAAGTGGTAGATTCGCTCAAGATTGTGCAATCATTGAATGGGATTACGATAAATCAACTTCTGATAGATTAATAATCAAAGACGATCCGCATTCAGATATCTGTGATGCGGTTTTATATAGTTATGTTGAAGCGCTTGCTTGGTTGTCTGAACCAGCTAAGCCAATTAAAAACTTAAAAGAACAATGGGCCGAGTTTAGTAAAAACATGGCCGATGACGCAATTGAGAATTCGATTAAAAGACAAAAAGAACAAGAGAACGACGATAATTTCTTTGCCACAAGTGGTTTAGATCCAGAAGATACTATTAAGTATTTTGTTAATAAGAAGAGGGGCGCATGACACCAAAACGTAAAGCTAAACTAATAGCTGAAGCAAGAGAGCTTGGAATAAGTGAAATGGTTATTGAAGGCGTAACCTATAAGCTTGGACATACTCCAAAGCCAGTTGAAATGACCGAAGCCGATTTAAAGAATGCAGTTAAGTTTCAAAGCCCGCTAGATGATTTAAGTGACGATGAGGTGCTTTATTATCACTCATCTTACTTCGACGAATTACAAGAACAAAAACAACTAAGAAAAGAACAAATTAAAAACAAGGAAGATATAAATGGCTAAGATAGTTTCACGAAAGAACATGACTCAAAGAGATTCTAAAGGAAAAGTAATCAGAGCGCCGAAAGATTTCGCAATGACTACTGCTAATTTAAAATGGTGGAAGGTTGCTAATAAAGATATGGCAGCCTCGGTTGCCGCTACCATTAGACAAATTCAACAAAATCAAAACTCTAGATTAGAGCAGCTAACCCAAAGTACAAGACTTTATGGGAATGCTCCTGCTTATAACTTACAGGGCTTAGCTTTCGCTAGAAGTACGGCTTCAAACGCGAACCCAATGACTCAAAGGATTTCTTTTAACTTAAGCGCTTCGATTATTGAAACGTTGGCTGCTAAAATGGCTAAGAATAAAGTGATTCCGACATATATTACTAATGGCGCCTTATGGGATGTTCAAAAGAAAGCAAAGCAATTAACTAAATTCACTCAAGGGTTATTTTATATGGAAGATGTTCATAGAAAAGTAGTCCAGATGTTTATTGATGCTGGTATTTGGGGTGATGGTTTTTTACATATATTTGAAAAAGACAAGAAAGTTTGCATCGAACGACAATTACCTCACGAGATCTGGACCGATGGCATTGAAGGAACCGTAGCAGAGCCAACACAATTACATAGAACTCGTTTTATGGATCGAGATATCGCTATGGACTTATATCCAGAGCTAAGCGATGCCGTTGATACGGTCGCTGAAGCGAGTTATCAAGAAATTGGTGGAGCTAAAACTGTATCTGATTTGATTACAGTAGTTGAGTCATGGCATTTGCCCTCAGGCCCTGACGCAAAAGACGGTGTTCATGCAATATCAATTGGGGATGAGTCATTAGCTGAAGATTACGATAAAGAGTACTTCCCGTTTGCACACTATCGATATGTTCGAAGGCCTTTAGGATGGTACGGACAAGGATGCTGTGAGCGTGTTCAGAATCTACAAGGTGAAATCAATAGATCAATGATCTTAAAGCAACGTTCTTTGTGGATGATGGCTTCTTTTAAAGTATTAGTTGAGAATGGCGCTAAAATTGTTTCTCAACATTTAGATAACGAAGTGGCTACGATTATTCATTATACGGGCACTCCGCCTCAGTATGTAACGCCTCCCGCGACAAATCCTGAATTACAACAATGGATCGATTCACTTGTTCAAAAAGGTTATGATCAAGAGGGTGTTCCTAAAATGGCTACAACTGGTGAAGCTCCGTTGGGAGTTGAATCTGGTAAAGCTCTCCGAACACTAACTCAAATTGGAGATGATAGATTTACGCAAATGGGTCAAGAGCTCGAAGAAACCGTTTTAGACGTGGCTTTTCAAAGCGTAAATGTAGTTAAAGATATTCATGAAGAAGAAGGATCTTACAAGGTAACCTTCCCTGATGTAAATAGTTTTGAAGAGATCGATTGGAAGGATATTGATTTGGATGAAGATCAATATTCGCTCAAAGCTTACCCAACTAGCTCATTAAGCGATGATTTGACTGGTAGATTAAGCGAGATTCAAGAGTTAACCCAAGCTGGAATGATTGCACCACGTGCTTCTAGAAGATTAATGGATATGCCAGATGTTGAAATGGCCGATAATTTAGCAAATGCCGCCGAAGATCTTTTACATAAAAAGATCGAAGAAATGCTTTACGATAAAGTTCCATATGCACCAGAACAGTTCAATGATCTTCAGTTGGCTAAACAGTTAGCGCTTCAATATTATAACTACGGTCAATATTGTAATGCGCCTGAAGAGAACTTACAGGTTTTACGAGATTTCTTAGCTCAAATTGGAGATATCGATGGATCGATTGCGGCGGCTCAACAACCACAAGCTGCGCCTCAACCCCAACCACAGAGTAATTTAGTACCTAATCAGCCAGGAATAGGAGCTGCATAATGTCTAAAGAAGGGGCTTTACAAATGTTAACAGGGGAAACACCGACACAAGTTAATCCGAGTTTGATCACACCGGATATGCCAAAACAAGAGCCTACACCTACTGCGGTTGAAGCTCCAAGGGCTGAACCAGCCAATCTTGAATCAGATAGATTTGCACGATTGTCTCAAAGAGAAGCTAGACTTCAACAAGAGCGAGAGCAGTTAAAGGCCGAAAAAGAAAAATTAAGATCTGTTAATGAACAGGTTCAAAGATTTCAAGAGCTTAAAACTAAAGATCCAATCGCTGCATTTAAAGAGCTTGGATTCACTGAAACTGATTTTGTTAACTGGGCGGCCGAACAGAATAAAGAACTAACTCCAGAAGAAAAAATGGCTCAAGTTGCTGAAAAAACAGCTAATGAAAAGTTGGAAGCTTATAAAAAAGAACAACAGTCGGCTCAACTTAAGATGCAACAAGAACGAGATAATGTTGCCGTTACCGGATACAAGCAAAACCTTGCCAAAATGATAGCTGAAAATGCTGAAAAGTATCCAGGGCTTGCTTTTCAAGGTGATGCCGGTGCTGCGCTAGTTTACGAAGGTGTTTTGGAATCAATCAGAAACAATCCAAATGAAAAAGATGATCCTGTTACTATTGCTAGAGAAATAGCTGAAATATACGAAGATTATCAAGCAGAGGAGTTCTTAGAAATGGCTAAATTACCTAAATATCAAGATAAACTTAAAGCTATGTTAAGTCCCGAACCGTTAAAACCTCAAACTACAGCCAAGCCGACGCGTACGAGAACTCTTGATGAACGCATGTCTCCGGCAACTCAAAACAGAAAGATTCCAAGCCCTTCAAACAAAGACACGGCCACAGTAGCCGGTGCTACTAGTCCAGCTAGACGAGAAAGCCCTTCAGAAAAACGGACAAGATTAGAGAATTGGCTTCGTAACGGTAAGCCAAGCTAAATTATCCATTTTCCATATTATATGAAAACAACTTTGTCTTTTAACTAAAGACATTTTTGTACATCCTTTAAGACATTTGGATGCCAAAAAAGATAAAAGCGTTTCAATAACTTAAAACTTTATCTAAAGAGGTATTTAAATGGCTTCACCTATTACCCAGTCGGCAGTCTCTGGGATATTAAAAGAACTGTATGATGATCAAAAAATTCAATGGCTAACTTACAAAGACAACCCAACTTTTGCTATGTTTCATAAAGAAGAGAAGTTCCCGGGTAAATATTTTCCTCAGCCTGTGGTTTACGGACTTACATCGGGTGGTGGTTCAGCTACTTTTGCAAACGCCTATGCTAACCAATCTTCACCTTCAGTAGCGGAGTTTTTAGTCACCAGAGTGGCATATTTCTCACTTGCTACTATTGACGGACAATTACTTGCAGCGGCTCAAACTGATCCAGGTGCCTTCATTGATGGTGCTGAGTTAATGATCGATGCAGCTTTTCAAGTAGCTGTAAACAACATTGCTTCAGCAATCTTTAGAAATGGTGCTGGTACAATCGGTCAAATGTCTTTGTTTTCAAACGTAGGTACTGTTTGGACAATTACTTTAAATAACCCAGATGACGCGGTTCAATTTGAAATCGGACAAGTTTTACTTGCGGTTCAAAACGTAGACGGTTCTGGAACTGTTTCAGCTGACTCAGTAGTTTTAACAGCTGTAAATAGAAACTCTGGAGTTCTTACTGGAACTGGTTCAACTGGTTCACCAAGTGCTGCTTGGACTTCAAATAACTATTACCTAGCAGTTCAAGGTGACTTACCAAGTGCTTCAAATAACAACTTTCAACCTGTTGGCTCAGCGACAACAAACTCACTACTTAAAATCGCAGGTCTTGCAGCATGGTTACCATTAGCCCCTGTAAGTGGTTCTGATTCATTCTTTGGTGTAAACCGAAGTTTAGATCAACAACGTCTTGCGGGTGTTAGCTTTGACGGTTCAGCACTAAGCCTAGAGGAAGCTCTATTGCAAGGTACTGGCCGAATTGCACTAAATGGCGGACGAGTTGATACAGGAATTTGTTCTTACTCAACTTATACTGCACTTATCACTTCTCTTGGATCAAAAGTTCAATACATCGATGAATCAATCGGTGAAATTGGCTTCCGCGGTGTTCAAGTGAAT